GAGGTCAGGGACACTATCTTCCTCGGTCCGACGCGCTGCGGAAAGACGTTCGTTATTCGCATGTGCATGGCCTGCGACATCGCGAAGAATCCGGCCCCGCTCCTGCTCTTCGACTCGACGGTCGAGAAGGGTGAGGCGCTGATGAAGAAGGAAATCCATACGCTCATCGAGACGAACAAACGGTTGCGCGCCTTGAAGCCGCAGAGCCGGAGCAACTACACCCTGCGCCACATCTTGTTCCCAGGTTGCTCGATCGACGTTTACGGTGCGAACTCGGCGGCGACAGCGGCCGGAGATACAGTGAAGCACGTATACGGGAACGAACTGGACAAGTGGCGAGCAGAGACGAACGAAGAAGCAAGCATGGTCGAGCTGACCCGGCACCGCACGGAGTCGGCGGAAGGCGAGCGGAAGCACTACTTTTCAACGACCCCGACAACCGAAGATGGAGACGGATGGCGCGAGTTCATCCTCGGTGATCAACGCCGGTTCTTCGCCCCGTGCCCCCATTGCGGACACATGCAGCACCTGGTCTGGACCCAGGTCCGATGGGACCCGGCGGCGCAGGTCAGTGAAGGGGAATGGGATTACCGCCGAGTATCAGAATCAGCGCACTACATCTGCGAGGCGTGCGGCGGTGCGTGGACTGATGATCAGCGCGTTGCAGCCGTCCGCGATCCACGCAGCGAGTGGAGACCAACGGCTACGGCCAAGTTGCCGATGCAACGCAGCTATCAATTGACCGGGCTGTACGGACCGCTCCAATCGAACCGCATGGGCGACCTGGCCGTATCATTTCTCGCTTCACGCCGGACGGGGTGGTTCGCGAGCCGGCGCGACTTTTGGAACTCGCGCATGGGTGAAGTCTATCGAGACACAGTCTCAACAATCACGGCAGACAAGTTCCGCTCGCTGGTTGAGCCCTACGCACGCGGCACGCTACCCGACAGATTCAGGGCCGACCTGCTCATCATAGCGGTGGATGTGCAGACGAACCGGCTGCCATTTGTTGTAATGGCGCTGAACTTCGCTGGCGACAAGCGAACTGTCGATCACGGTGATGCGCACAGCTGGCTCGACATCGACAACTTGCAGCGCGAATACTCCGGACTTGCTGTCGAATCGTTCGTGATCGTGGACGTGGGTTTCGCGCAGCGCAACGCGGAGACGCTGGAGGCAATCCATCTTCGACGGGAATCCGGATGGATCGGGGCGCGCGGGGCAGAACAGACAGCAGAGATGACGAAGCTGCAACTCATGGACCCGTTCCTCGGGACGCGGCAGGAAGGGGTGACGCAGATACCGGTGCTCTATATCTCGGCGTACGAATTCAAGGTCGAATGGGAGAAGATGTTCATGCGCGAGAACGATACCTGGCGGACCTACTCGCTTCCCGACAGCCCGACCTCGCGCGAAATCGCTGAACAGACTGAATACTTCGCGCAGCTCTTGGACGAGCGCCGCGTGCCGCGCAAGCGCCTGCTACCCGGCAAGTCGGCATACGAATGGAAATCGCGAGCTGGTAACAACCACTCATTCGACTGCCATGTATACATCCTGGCACTCTACTACTTCCTGAGCCGGAGCCGGACGGCGCTGCGATCGAAGGCGATGAACGAACGGCGAACCGTGAAGCGAACGATCACTGTAGGTTAAGCTTGCGCCCAGGCACGGAAGCAACATGTGTAGTGTCATGCCCTATACACCGACCGGCGGTGAGACAATTGGCGAACGGCTTGCCCGATTGCGTGCCGAGTTGACACGCGCTCGAGAGGTCATCGCCCGCGTTGAGAACAACGGAGCATCGTTCAACATGGGCGGTGTGGCGATCACACAGGCTGCGTATGAGTCGGCTCAGGTTCGCGAACGTCGGCTGATGCTGGAGGTCGCGGAACTCGAACGCCGCTTGACCGGGGCCGTCTCGCCACGCGTTGCGCAGATTGAGACGAGGATGCCATAATGAGACGCAATCTCAATTTAAGCATTCTGCCATATCAGACGACCTACGACGCCGCCGCGACGAATGCAGAGCGCGACTTTGGCTTCGCTGGTGGCATGTCGACCGAGGATGCGTCGTTCACCGACGCGGTGCGCGCGATGGCCATCGGGCGCATCCGGAAGGAAGTTCGCAACAACCCATATCTCGCAGGTCTGATTGCGAAGCTGCCCGAGGCCATCGGGACAAGCTCACTGCGCAGCCGGACCGGGGACCGAGAATATGACTTCGCGAAGGAAACGTGGTGGTTCCGGACCGCGCGCAAGATCGGGTCGCTTCGCCAGTCGCTTCGGACGATCGAAGGCATCTTCTGGCCGGAGATGGCAATGTGCGGCGAGATTTTCTTCATTAAGTTGACGGATGGTCGCGTCCAGTTGGTCCCGTCCGAGTTCTGCGGCGGGATGCGCTTCGCGGTCGAGAACCCGGATGGCACCCGCGAAATCAACGGCATCGGGTACGACAAGGGCGGACTCCCGTCGTACTACCGCTTCGGACGGGCGACAATCTGGGGTGGCATATCGTTCACCGATGGCGACTCGACGATTGTTCCTGCGGCGAATGTGATCCATGTCTTCAAGCGTGACCGCGTATACATGGGTCGCGGATTGCCCGCGATACTGCCCTGCATCACGACCGCCCGCGACCTGTACGAAATCACACGGGCGAAGACGAAGCAGATCAAGGATGTGACCGTTTTTTCCGGCTACGTGAAGAAGACCGAGCGCGGCACGACCGGCATTGCCGGGCTGTCAGGGATGCGCGGCTACCGCGACGAAGCGAACGTTCCGGAAGCATCGACCGATCCAGCCGACCGGCAGCACGAGGAAACGCAGACGCTCCGCATCGCTCCCGGCTGCATACCCGAGATGGATGCAGGAGAAGAAATCGTGTCGCTCATGTCAGCCTATCAGGCGGCGGACTACAGAGACCTGATCATGCTGATGCTGCACGCGATCAGCACGCCGCTCGGATTGCCGGTCGAACTCTGGTTCTCGGGCCTGGGTGATGTGAATTACTCTGGATTCAAAGGACTCGGTGCGCAGTGGGCATCGCGACGGAAGGAATACATCGCGCTCGAAGAGGAACTGCTACTCAACCCGCTTCTCGAATGGCGGACGGAATACGCCCACGCGGTTGGCGAGCTGCCACGCACGATGCTTGACGAGGACCTTGTTGACTGGCGCTGGAAGCGTGCGGCGATCCTTGACGACGACAAGCAGGCGAGCGCGGTTGCCAAGCGCCTCGCGTCGGGAGAATCCTGCATCGGAGACATCTGGGAAGAAAACGGAAGCTACGCCGACGAAGAACTTGCGAAGCGGCGGGCGCTCTATATCTCCGGACTTCGGGCTTCGGGTGAGCTTGCTCCTGAAGCTGACGATGCGGGAGTAAAGGTTCCACTTGCATTCTTGTTCGGGAATCAGCTTGTCGCTTCGACGGTCAAGCTCAAGGGAACAGATGGTTCTGACGGCGCCGAGGAACCTGATGGCGCTGATGGCGCTGATGAAACCATTGACAATGCCGATCTTGACGTATCGGCAGCGCTGAATAATTATGGCGCTGGAGTCAGGGCAGGAGTGATTACCCCGCAGATTGAAGATGAACCTACAATCAGGGGGTGGTTGAATCTTCCATCAATGTCTGAGGCGGCAAGGAAGCTGTGGGAAAAGATGGGCGGAACAAAACAACCGTTGACGATTAAAGATTCTAGCCCATCATCTGAACAATCACCCCCCAACGACAATGCCGACGAAGGATAAGCAGTTGCAGCTCGAAGCGGACGGTAAGGTCCACGTCTTGCTGTCGCTTCCGCGTGCGAAGAAGCTGGCCGTGGACACCGCAATGGCGACACTATCGGACGTGTTGCTCATGCAAGCCGGTCGCGAAGCGACCGGGCACGGCATCTACATCGACGCGAAGACACTTCAGACCGCGCTCGATGCGGTGACCATGACCGGTGGACAGGTACGCGGTTACTATACGCACGACCACCGCGGTGGGTGGATGAACGGATGGGAGAATCTCGTTGAAGCCAGCGCGTCCGAAATGGCGATCCCAGGCTACTTCGACACCTTGCGAATCGAGAAGGATCAGCTCATTGCAGGGACGTTCACCTTCTACGATACCTTCCGCGCCGCGCATCCTGAGACAGTGTCTCAGGTGCTGGAGATGGCGGAGAAGACACCGGCTCTGCTCGCCCAGTCGCTGGAACTGTGGGGCTACGCTGTCTACGTCGCGGCGGACGGAACTGAGTACTCACAGGAGCCTGAAGACGAAGACCTGCAATACAATGGGATGCCAGCCATGCGCGTGACCGATGTATTCGGCAGTGCATTCGTCGCCGCTGGAGCAGCAACCGATGGGCTATTCGCGCGGCTCGCGCGAAAGATCAGCGGGGCTGAGATTCCGGCTGAAACGGTAGCGCAGCTCAAGACCATTTTCGCCGCCTTCGCGGCTGAACAAGCACAAGAACGCACACAAGAACAGGACAAGGATATGAACCTCATCAAGGCCCTCAAGGCCGCCATCAAGGACGAGGCCCGCCTCGCGAGGGCCTTGGCAATCGTTGCGGGGAGTGATACCCCCGACAACCTCACCGCCGACATCATTCTCGCCAAGCTCGACGCGGAAGACACTGCGAAGAAGCAGGCAGAAGCCGCCGCGCTCGCCGCGAAGGCATCCGATACGGAGGCCCAGCTCGCTGCGGCCCGCGCCAAGACTGCCGAACTGGAAGCCCAGCTCGCGCAGGTGCGCAATCTCGGCGTCGAGAAGCCGTTGAATCTCGGCACGCTCGGCACCGGTGAAGGACGCCAGCTTACCGGCATCTCGGCCAAGCTCGCGCCGAAGTACGCGGAGAAGGGAATTAACCTCTCCATCTCGACCATCTCCAGCATGATTGTGCCGGAAATCTGGATTCAGGGGATGGCCACCGAGCCGGTCGTCGAGAAGTCGAACATCATGGATTCGCCGATGATTGCGAGCAATCCGCTGTTCGTTCAGATCGCGAGCGGTGCGGGAACGTCCGCGCAAATGCCGTTCTTCAAGGAGCCGAATTTCGAAGACGAGATCCAGGTCGAGTCCACCGCCCCGAGCTACAACGGCGTTTCGCAGATCAAGGCCGTCTCACCGATCTTGAACCGCGTGTCCAGCTTCGGTGCATCTGCTCTTGCCGCGCAGGTCTCCGGAACCGACCCGGTGGGCGAATGCCTGCGGTACCTCGGAACGATGCGCAAGCGTCAGCGCCAGGCGTCGATCATCAGCGTCCTGCGTGGCGGCTTCGGCGCGCACACGGATACGACCGCCGCTTTGGAAGAGATCAGGAAGAACAACTGCACGACGACCGGCAGCATCGCGGAAGCCAATCAGATCGACCTGTCCTTGATCCGTTCTGCCGCAACGCTGCTCGGTGAGAACTGGGCGACCCTCGTTGCACTCTGGGTGCATCCCGACATTCTGACGGCGCTGTCCGATCAGGACGTGACGGACTACATCACGCCGTCCGAAGGCGGGCTGTTCCTCAAGGGCTACCGTGGGTGCGTGATCTACACAAGTTCGCTTCTCAAGACCACGGCGACGATCAACAGCGTTCCGAGTGTCCCGATCTACCGCAGCTACCTGATGAGCGCGCGCAGCGTCGGCATCGGAGAGAAGCCGCAGTCAACGATGATCGGTGACGTCGCTTCGATCACCGAGGAAGCGCTCGCATCGATCAATGACCGCAAGGTCTTCGACCGCACCCGCTTCGTGCTAGGCCTCAACGGCTTGAGCTGGAAGGGCACGCCCGGCGGGCAGAGCGCGACCAATGCCGAGTTGGCGACCATCGCCAACTGGGAACTCGCCAAGAACGGCGACACGACATTCGACCCGAGGAATGTCGGCATCGCGGAAATCGTCACGAACGGCTAACCAATTCCGGGCTGTCACACCCGGTTGCATGGTGTTGTGGCGGCGGAGGAAGGGAGACCTCCGCCGCCTTTCACCGCAGAAAGGGAAAAATGGCATCATTCAATTTCACCCCCAGGTTGGGGACCGGTCAGAACGGATCGCGGTCAGTCAACGCGATCCTGTCGAGTCTCATTACCGCGATCGCGGACTACCTCGACAACCTCCTGTACGGCGGTATTGATACCGAGAATCTCGTTGATTCGTCGATCACTGGGAACAAGATTTCCACGACGGCATTCTCGTTCCGCTGCATTGCAGGTGCGGATTCGACGAGCGCTGCTGTCGATCTGACGGCTACGGGGGCACTCGCGACTGACCGAATCGTCGCAGTGCTTGACTTGACCACTCACGCGAATCTTTCGCTGGAATGGTTCACGCCCGGAGCGGACAAGATCACGCAGGTCATAGGGCATGACCTCGATGCGAGCAACCTTCTGTTCGTGCTCCTGGCCGACGAGACTGAGTAACAGAGGACACCGCCATGCAGACAGCAGAGGACATCGAACTGATCCGACGCGCTAAGGCACGACGCCTTCGCCTCGCCGCGAAGTGTCGGCGCGATCCCGACGTGCGCGATCTCCATCGCCAAGTCGAGAACCTGACTGAAGAGAATCGCATCCTGCGCGAACGACTGAACACCCTGGACGCACCGACGACGGGCGGCATGGAGGTGGAATCCCCTGCGCCGAATCGCCGTCCAGGGCGTCCGCGCAGCGCATGATCGATCGCACGGACATGGCTGCACAACTCGCTGGCATCTGCGGATACGCGGGTGCCAGCGTCTCTTTCAGCGTGAAGGGCGGAGTCACGCTTGCGACTCCGTTTGCCTTCAACGCGATCTTCGCCGCGCCGCGCTTCGACACGCGGATCGGGGAGACCGCACTCGACACCGAGTATCCGACGATCTCGGCACCGAACGGAGCCTTCACCGGGATCGAACGCGGTGACCTCTGCACGATCGGCGGCACGACTTACAGCGTGATCCGCCTGATTCCGGACGGGTACGAAACGACTAAGGCGTATCTGGCGTATGAGTAACGCGCGCACACTGATCGATCTGCGAGCCGATCCGCGCGGCGTTGAAGTCATCCGCGAGGGCTTCCACAACCTAGACAAGAACCTGACGAAGGCGATCCGGCGTGCAGTCTGGCAGACCTCGCGACGGATCAAGAAGGAGATCGACGAGGCATTCATTCGTGTTTCGCACGTCAAGGCCAGTGTCATCAAGGGTAGGCTGTTCTTGAAGTTCAAGACCTCGCAATCACGAGACGGAGGATACTATTCGTCCGTGTGGGTTGGCTTGAACCCTATCTCGCTCTCGAAGCTGAACCCGGTCAAGCAGGCGTCGGGTGTCCGCGCCGGACCAATCTTCGTCCCATCTGGATTCATGCCGCGCGGGAAATTCGGGAACACGGTCTTCCGTCGCCGGTATGAGTCGCAGCGTCTCCCGTGGGACAAGCAGTTCTACCGCTTCGACGTGGACCTGATGAAGGAACTCACGCAGACCGTCATGCCGAAGATCGAGGCGATCTTCCGCGACCAATTCCAGAAGGAAGTTGTCGGGCTGTTCCACGAACGCGAACTCCGCAGCGCAAGCCGCCAGCGGGAAAGGAAGGCAAGAGCATGAGCGATCCAACCTATACCGACGAGACGGGAATCAACCTGACCGCGCTGCATACCGCCATCCAGACCGGACTGCGTGCCGCGTTCCCAGCGACCGGAACTGGAGCAGTCCCAACAATCGACCATTACACGCGCCCGACGAAGACCTTCGCAACTCCTGCCATCTACTTCGAGCTGACCGGCATCGATCCGCAAGTGGACGGCGCGGACAGCGGAAGCGAACAGTTCAATGCGACACTCTCATTCTCGGCGTACGTCTGTTGCAGTTACCGATCGGAATCCGCGAAGCTCGCTGTGCGAGAGTTGGTCGCGGCTGTGATTGAAGAAATCTGGGACAGCTCCTGGGATCTCCCCGTGAGCGGCGCGGAGATCGTTACCGCACAACCCGACCAATTCTCGGTCGAGCCTGGCGGGACCGGAAGCGGGTCATCACAGGCGTACGAAGTCTGGCGAGTCGACTGGACGCACGACGTGAAGCTCGGTGAAAGCATCTGGGCTACCGCGTCCGAGGTAATCCCGACATCCGTATTCTGTGGGTGGGCACCGGACATCGGCATCGACCACGAAGCGGATTACGATCAGGTGATCCCGGAGGGCAGCGATGGGTAGCACCGCACTAGACTTCGAGGTTGCCGAACTGACGCGGCGCCTCGCCAACGTGGTGCGGCTCGGTAGCATCAACAGCGTCGATACCACGTACGCCCTCGCGACGGTCAAGATCGGCGCGAACATC